TAGTTCTCGGCGATGGAGAATATACTGGTGGATATCTTGTATTTCCTCAGTATCGTATTGCTGTTAACGTTCGTCCAGGTGATCTTCTTCTGGTTAACAACCACGAGATTATTCACGGAAATACCGAGATCAAACTAAATCACGAAAATGCAGAACGTATTTCGTTGGTCGTGTATTTCCGCGAAGCCATGCTTGAACTTAAGTCTTGGGACTATGAACAACTTCGCAAACAATATCTCGAAGATCGTAGAACAAACAAAGAGCATCCGCTTTATCGCCCACTTTGGAATGGCGTTTCCCCAGGAATGTGGGAAGAACAAGAGTGGAAAGACTATATGAAAGCAAAAGATATGGTAGATCCATACGCAAAAGAAGCTGTTGCGAGTTTGGACTCATTCTTCTAATGTGTGGTGTTCTTGGGATAGTTATCCAAGATTGTAAAGAGAAAGACTACGATTTGGTTCGTAGTCTTTTTCAACAATCTATGATTAGAGGAAAACACGCAACTGGTGTTTCCTTTGTTAAAAACAACAAGATCCACACTATCAAGGATTCAGTCCCTGCAAATAAGTTCTTAAGTAATAATGACCCAAAGGATTGGGTTAATGAAGATGGAAATCTTTATTGCATTGGCCATATAAGATACAGCACCTCTGACTTAAGATACAATCAACCTTTTTCTTCCGAAAATGTTTCGGTTGCACATAATGGTGTTATATCTCAAGATTCCCCAGAAAACTGGGAAAAGACCTATGGCCTAAAAGCACAAACTGCTAATGATTCTGAATTGATTCTTCGTGCAATTGAAAAGAACGAAGAGCCTTTAACTTACTTTAGACCTTCTAGTATGTCAGTTTGTTCTTTACGATCTGATAAAAAACTTGTTGCATTTCGAAATGAAGCCAGACCTCTGTATTTTTCGGTAAACGATAAATCTATTGTATTTACTTCCACTGAAAATATAGCTAAAAGATCAGGTGTAAATAATTCGCAAAAGACTAAAATGTATACGGTTTATACTGTTGAAAATTTTGAAATGAGTCTTTACGAAATAAACACAAACGTTGAGGATTTACAATGAAACATTACGACCCTAAAACATTTACCTACGGTTTCGAAATCGAATGGGGTGACATTGATCGCAAGATGGATATCCCAGAAGAACTCGGTTCTTGGGAATATTGCGAAACCGATATTATCAATCTAAGAGAACCATATAGAGGATTGGGATCCGATCCAAAGGGGATCAACCCGCCAGTTGGTGGTGAAATCAACATGCGCCCTACTAAAACTTGGCAAGAACAAGTTGACAATATTATGAAGGTGCACGATCTATTTGTTGAGCATGGAACTGCTCCAACTGCTGGATGCGTTAATCACGGGCATCTTCACATTCATGTTCCAGGGTTGATTGAAGATATTGACGCATTGAAGCGAATGATGATTTATATCAAAGACAATCAACACATTACTATGGATAGAGTGTATCAGTTTAGCGTTCGTCCAGGAATGGACCAAACCAAAACTGCCAAGACTTATTTGAAGCACGATGGCGGAAGAATCGCAGCTGATTGGCTTCTTGATAATCTCGCAACTGTTCCTGTAGATTTTGAAGATTGGCTTCGCGTTCATTGCTGTGGTAAAGACGCAGTTATTCGTTCAAGACCTTTCAGGTATGGTATTCATACTTACGCTTTGAAGAATTCTAAAACTATTGAATTTCGCTGTTTCCGTAGTTCAACGGATCGTAGAGAAATCGAAGATAGCTTCGAGTTTGCATCTATGTTTATGGACGCTGCGCTTAATGGTGGACCAGATGTTCAAGAAATTCTTCTTTCTAAAGATTGGAAATTCCCGCCGTTTACTTACGACCATGAGATGTATATGGGTTGGGAAAATACAAAATACGAAAGAACCGACCGCAACCTTGAAAACGAAGAAGCCGAACGTCTTGGTCTTACCGTTCTTGGGAAACAACGTCGATTTATTGAAGTATGAAATACGAAACTTTAAATAAGCAAGAATACCTTACCTTCCATGAAACACTGGAAGGTAAGGATAAGAAATTCTCCAAAACCGCAATCGGAATGTGGGATTTTATGAAAGCTTGGGATAATTGGGGTGTAAAGGTTTTAAAAGAAAACGATTCAGTTATTTCGGTTTGTTTTATGAAAGTGTCTGGTCAGGCTGGTCATAAGGTTCTTTTTATCTCTAATATATTTACGCCCGAATCTGGCAGAGGAAAAGGGTCTGCTAGGGAAATGTTAAATTGTAACATTAAACAGGCTACGAATGATTACTCGGCGACCACCATACGTTTAGACTGCAATCGTACAGCTTTACCTTTTTATGATAAGTTAGGAATGACTTATTGGGGAACAACTATAAGCGAATCTATGTTCTGCGATTTACCAATCAACAATAAAGGTGTTGACTCTTTAGCTGAAACAACGTATACTTCTAGTCTCGATATAATAAATTCGTATGACGCCAAATTGAGAGAAGCCAAAATTAAATGGATCCAGAAAAAAGTGTCAGAACATGACAAATACGATTATGGCCATCCTTCTAGATATCAAGAGTTTTTGAAAATTACATCGCATGCAGTCCTTGAGTTCTAAAAGAAAAGAAGATTTTATTAAATGGTATAAGTGGTCGTTGTCGATTAAAGATTGCGACCCTGCCATTTTTATGACCAACTATTTGTTCGATAGATTTGAACACAATAAGGAGCAAAAACTATGGATTTCTTGGATTTACGGTACGACCTATTACCTTCCCACAACTTGGGTGATTTGGAATGAGTTCCCCGACATGGAGCTCGTCGGAGTCGAAAGACTCCGCGAATGGAATAATAACAATTACAAACGGCTCCGCTATCAAACTGACACCAAATGGAACAAAGGTCATCTTCCAGCCCAGTTCGAGAGTTACAGAGAATGGGTTGGAGATAACACTCAAGCGGAAGCCTTCGCCCCATTCCTCAACGGATCAGCAAGAGAAAACTTCGACAGACTCTGGCCAGAAATAAAAGCAAAGTTTCATAAGTTCGGAAGATATTCAACATGGTTCTATATGCAAACACTTAAACAGTGTTGCGATCTTCCAGTTGAGCCTCCTCACTTGATGCTTGAAGATTATGACGGAAGTCGCTCTCACCGTAATGGATTAATACTTGCGCTTGGCGTTGATGACTGGTGCGATAAAAAACTCACAGAAACTCAAACAATGTTTCTTAATAGCGAAGCCCAAAATATACTTCAAGAAGTAAGAAACGAATATCCTAATACTGATTATTATGATATGGAAACTTGTCTTTGCTCGTTTAAGAAACTATTTCGAGTAAAACATGGGCGCTACCTTGGGTATTACCTTGATCGTCAAGCAGGGGAAATTAAACAATGTGAAAGCGATAGTTGGTTAGGTATTGATTGGCAACCAATGTGGGACGCTCGTGATGAAACGCTAAATAAAAAACTATTGACTAATTCTATAGATCATAGTAAAATGGTTCTATATACTGAAAACGGTATTCTAGATGCAACTGGATTGTTCGAGAGCAATAGAGTTGGACTTGAATTTTTTATGTGAGGTGAAATGAAAATTATTGCTATCGGCGGCGAGCCTGGATCTGGTAAAACTACGTTGATGAAACGTATCATTGAACATTTCGGCGTATTGCCGAAATACAACGAAGTCAAATTCGTACCTTATCTACAAAAAAACAATATCTATATTCTTGGAAAATACGAAGAAGGTGAAGTATTTGCAGGAACTGATCGCATGAGTATGGCGGTTCAACCAGAAGCTATTAAGTTTCTGGCGACTTTGTCTGCGAACTCGGTAGTTCTTTACGAAGGCGACCGCCTGTTTACAGCTTCATTCCTAGAAGATTGTCTTGAGAAATACGATCTAGAAATCGTTTATCTTTCGACTGAAAAAAGTGTTCGTTTAGATCGCTATAAAGAGCGCGGAAGCGAACAAAGCGAAAGCTGGCTACAGGGTCGAGAAACTAAAATTTCTAATATCCTAACTAATATGACATTAATGTTTAATACCGTCAAGTATGAAAACAATAATAAAGAAGAACAACAAAAAGTATTTGAATACATTGTAGAAAGTGCGGTGAAATAATGGCGTGCAATGGCGAATGTCACGTATGTAGTTGTGACACAAATGATTTTACGTTCGAATCTGAGCCTACGCAAATCGGAGTTAATTATAAATTCGATGAAGATTTGTATTTAAACGAACTAAAAGAATATATTGATAGCACATATAACGGTCACTACTCTCAGAATAAATTCCAGACTACCGAAATTATTATTGAGAGAGGACGCGGAACAGGTTTCTGTATGGGTAACATCGATAAATACTCTAATAGATATGGTAAAAAGGGCACACCCGAAGACCATAGAAAAGATTTAATGAAGGTTCTGCATTTCGCGATTCTTCAGCTCTATATTCATGATAACAATAAAGGATGATTAAGTAATGGAAATTAAGATTGATATTGAATCGCTAAGAAAACGCGGTATCTTCCTCGCGACTCCTATGTATGGAGGTCAGTGTGCTGGTATGTTCACAAAGTCGGTTGCAGATCTTTCTGCATTCTGCGCGAATCACAATATCCCCCTTCAAATGTATTTCTTGTTCAACGAATCGTTGATTACTCGCGCTCGTAACTATTGCGTTGACGAGTT